ATCTACTAAAAGCAAATTCAGTTGATTGATTTTTTGCCTTTTCTCTGGTAAATATATTTCGTGTTGTTGTTAAATCAATAGGTGTTATACTTACTGGTTCGCTTGCGTGTTGTCTTATACTTTCTGACAATACATGATATGCTATCTTTTCACCTTCATCATAACCAATAAATATCTTAATCATTCATTTTCTCTCTTATATCTTTTTCTATTAAAAATGCCCACATATCTGCCTCTTTATGAGTTACTTTGAAATCATATTTTTTAGGAGATATAAACATTTGATTCGTGTCTTCAAACCTGCCTTCTTTAATAGTATCCATCCATATAATATAATCTGCGTTAAAATCTTCTCTTGTTTCTTCTAAAGGACAAACAAAGTCTGCAATAACAACTCTATTTTTATCAATTGCTTTTTGTGCTAATTGTTTCATTCTATTAGCTTGTCTTGTTCTACCTTCAGGTGTAAAGTCCCAATCATTATATTGTTCTCTAATTTTATCTGCATTTAACCATACTGCATTAAATCTAGGAACTAATAATTTTGCTAAAGTGGTTTTACCTGAACCTGGCAAACCCATTATTAAAATTTTCATATTGCTGCCTCTGGACTTTTACCTGTTAATTTTCTACGACCTTTTGTATGGTCATAGATAGGTCCCAATACAGACCTTGCCTGTACATGGCCTACTTTATTATCGCCAATGTTATGATTTTTTGTACCACGTTCTTTTTCAAATTTCATTCTAGCATAATCCCAAATAAAACTATCGTGTTGCTCTTCTAAAGTATATATAATGTCTTTATCATATAACTCCTGCATATATTTAGCATAGTCTTTTGTATCTTTGTGTTTAAGATTAAAATATAAAAAACCACATTCACTATAATTTGGTCTGCCCAAGTAAGTCATCATACAATCGTTTCTGTGTATATGTTTCTTTAACCATTCTTCATCTATCGGTTTATAAAATACACTATCAGCGTCAATACCTATGATACCATCAACGTCTTCATTTAGTATTGCGTGTGTATAGGCATATACCTTATAACAAAAACGAACACCATCTTTACGATAGTCATTTGTTTTTTCTTCGTAACTTGTATATTTGTATTTGTTTTTGTTTCTTTCTACAAATGATTTACAGTTAGGTACTTCATCAAACATATCACCATCTTCATTATAAATCTTTAAAGGAAAAGACCAATTGTAAGTTGATTGAAACCTATGAGCATAGGCATCAAATAGTTTATTGTTCCAGGTTGTTACAGTTAATATTTTCATTATATGTTTGACTTGAAATAATCACGTGGTTCTAAATCATTATGAGTATAAATGTATTCTGAATTAACTACATTATCTAAAGTATAATTTAATCCTTCTAAAAATTTATGAATTTCTTTTGATGATGAATTAAATCGCTCTAAATGTTTGTCTTTTATCTCAACTACAATTGTTGGTTTGTGTTTTTTGATAGTTTTTTCGGCACCTTTTAAAACAAAATATTCATAACCTTCAGTATCTATTTTTATAAAATCAACGTGGTCATAATTAAAGTTATCTAATTTTTTTACGTCAACAACTGTTTTTGAATTGTGATTTATATGAGTGTTACCAGAGTTTTCTGGATCAATATCTATATGTGTCTGTTGTTCTTTTGAACCTAAAGCAAATGGTTGTATTTTATAATTATCTATATTTCTATCTTTAAGATTTCTATGTAAACATTTTCTAAATTCTTCAACTGGTTCAAATATCTCTACAAAATCAAAGTTATTACAAATATCAACTGCCCATAATCCAACATGGCCACCTATTTCTACTGCAAATCTATTTCTTCTTTTAAACTTTTTATTTAAAAGAATAGCATAATCTCTTTGTTGTGTTTGATAATCAAAACCACGATTGATAACTGATTGTTCTTCAATCTTTTCTTTTAGATGTATTTCATTATCAGGTAACCACCAATTATGAATTTGTATCATTTATAATCACAGCCTCACTTAATATCTTATTTCGTGGTCTATTTAAATATAATTTGTAACCTTTATCTTTAAACTCTTGTAACAGATTTTCGTATTGTTTAATACTTGTTTCGTTGTCAATAAGTTTTACTTCAAACTCTACTAAAAATGCTTTAAAGTTAATATCATTATCTAATACTTCTCTACAAAAATCAAACCATACACCTTCAATATCGGCCTTAATAATATCTACTTGTGGCATATCATCTGACATTATTGTTTTTAAGTTTTTAGTATCAACTTCTATAAAAGCAGGATTTTCACCAAACTGTGGTAAAGGTAATAATGAATAGCATTTTGTTAAATCTGTTTTATCATAATAGAATCTCATTTTACCATTATCACCAGCATATGCAATTTGGTGAAAGGTCATTTTATCTTTATGGGAAAAACTTGTTTTAAATAATTCTACACTATCTGGTGTTGGGTCGTAACAATGTATGTTTAAATTAGGATTATCAACACACATCGCCTGTTCAAATCCTACATCTCTATGTACGCCTAATGATAAAACATTTGTACTGTTCTTTACAACAGTTTCTGGTAACCAATAGTTTTTGTATTGTTTGAAATTTTGAGGTTGTAAATACTTACCCTCAATTTCTTTCATCTTATTATATAAGTCTTGTTCATTCATTATTTTTTCTCCAGTATATAATCATTTCTATTTTGAGCAACTATTTTATAACCCAACTGTTGTAAATAATTTAGTGCTTCATTTTTTGTTCCTTTATTCCATTTTTCAGCAGAACCATTTTCTTCTACTACAATTAAAGGACTATACTTGTTTATGGTATTTATGGCACCATTTAATACTTTCAATTCATGTCCTTCAACATCTATTTTTATATAATCAACATCTTCAAAGTTAAAACTATCTAAAGTTTTCTGTAATACGATTGAAGAAGCAACACCTTCTCTATTTTCTGTTATAACACCTTTAAATGCTTTTACATCTGCTTCTTTATCACCTAAAGCATATTGAAAATATTTTACATTGTTTGCTTTATTTTTTATTCTATCTCTATAATCAAATGATTTAACATTATTAAAATCTTTTGACATGGGTCTTGTAAAATCGCCATCTCTACAACCCACATCTATAGCAGTTCTAAAGTTTTTTATAAAAGGTTTAGATGTATTGTAAATTTCTAAGCATATATCTGCATTTGTTTTAGGCACGTTTATAATCTCCTTTATCATATCCTAATATTTCAAAGTCTTGTTTAAAATATTGATACACTAACTCTGCTTGTTCGTCTGTATAACCATTTACAGTTCTAAATGTAGATTTCTTTTCGTGTCTATTTTGTAAACCTTTTATACCTGTTCGTTCTCTTAAAAATGGCCAGATTGTTCCTTCTTCTATTTTATGAATATGTACTGGTTTATTTGTATAGTTTAAGTACCAATTAGTTTGACATCTAAAAGCATCCATTGGTATACTATGTTCTTCTAACCAAAAAGGAAACTTCATATCTTTTAATGCGTTAACCCATCCTTCAAACTTTATTTCTAATAATTTATCAATACTTTTTTGAAAAAACTCTTTTGTTTGTCCTTTTAATGGCAATTCACCTCTTATTCTTTTTCTTGCCCACTCAATCATAAAATGATAATAACTAAAAAATCTATTATAAGGATTTCTAACTATAATTAAATATTCTTTACCTACATCACCTATGTCTTTTAGTGTAGCGTGAGCGCCAACAGCAAATTGTTCTATAAGATTTTTTGCTTTTAGTTCTTCAGCAATACTTGTACCACCACACTTTGGTGGATGAATAAAAGTTAAATTTGTATTTTTTATGTGAAACATTTATACCTCATTTATATACTTATATGCAAAACCAGATTTCATTTCTGATAATGTAAATTGTGAACCTAACAAAGAATATAACCACAATTCTCTATCTGGCATTTTTGGTTTGTTTATTTTATTTAATTCTTGTAAACTACGACTTACTGGTGCAGCTGGGGAGTGTTCACTACAGAAACTAGGTATACCTTTCATAACTGCTTCGGAGGCACACATTGAGTGCCAAGAAACTATTGCCCAACATCCTTGTAAATCTTCTTGTAATGGTTTATGTACTTTCTTACCAAAATTAGCATTATCTATAAACTTATGTCTAACTCTTATTTCTCTATCAGTATGTTTTTTAAGTTCTTTTACAATTTCAGTTTCCCACTCGTGTCTGCATAGACCATACCATTTTGCTGTATGATATGATGGTGGTATAACTAATATATGACTATCGGAGCTTTCTTTTCTCCAAGGTTTTAATTTAAGTTCAGGTGTTTGCTCTTGTATTTTTTCAAATCGCTTTTTATGTTTAGGATTGGTATCAATATAGTTTTTTTGTGTGTTATTTTTTATTATTCTATACCATATGTCATTGAATACTGAATGTTTTTGATAATGAGTAGCAAAAAAATATGGTTGGTCGAAATAGTACCAGTTATGTTTATCAAAATATTTTTTAAGTGTGTGGGTATTTCTTATAATACCTTGAAAAGCAATCTCATCACCTTCTTCTAAATCATCTTTAAAATTAGGCCAAGTGTTTTGATAAAACTGTTCACCTTGTCCTGTATTTTGTGTTTTATACTTTATGTTTTTAAACTTTTCTACAAAAGCATATAAAAACTGATTACTTGCATATTTGGTTTCAAAGACGTGTATCATATCCTGCCTTTCCTACATAATAAGCATCAACTATATCTGTTACAGGATTATTTAGTTTTGTTTGGTCAAACTCTTTTATTAAATTAACACCTGTATCTTTGACAAACTGTTCATACATTTTTAGTTTATCTGCGTTACCTTTACCTGTAGCATTTTTCTTTACTTGACCAGGTACAATACTTTCAAATCTCTTATTTAGTTTGTATAGTTTATGTTTTAAGGCACCCATATTTTCTGCTAAATTAAATACAAGGCCTTTACTACCAAATGAATAACCTTCTACAAAAATATTACCAATAGCAGTATCAATAATGTTAATCGCCCAATCGGAAATCTGGTCGTGTCTTTGAGTCTCGGAGGTATAGGGTAGATGTAGTCTGCCATTTATTTGTCCATTACAAAAATCACCTTCATATTTTTTTACATTTGTAAGATAATATATCTTACAGTTTTCAAATTTAAATGTTCCTCTACAAATACAGATAGCAGGACTACTTAAACTATAATCAATTCCAATCGTCTTCGTCTTCTTCATTGTCAAAAATTGCATCCTCTTCATCTATAGAAGTGTCTGCACCACAAAAAGGACAAGTAGTTGGTTCTATTTCTTCATCCCATTCAACGTGATAGGATACTTCACAATTTTT